TGGTTCACTTTTGCTCATTGTAGTTCTGCTAACTCACAAAATGTTGCACTTAAATTAATTTCAGCATCAGCAACCATACTATGATTTACTAAACCATTACGAATGATAACAATAGCCTTATCTTGTGATTCATCAGTCTGTGCAAACAAGTCAAGATTATCATACATCCAACGAAATACTTCTTCCATTTCATCAGGACGAACTTGACTGCAAATTAGTTTACGTGCTTCACGAATCTTCTTTGCCTTAAACAATTCAACTGCTTGCAACCTATAATCACTGCTATTCTGCGAACCTTGTGAGATAGTTTGTAGAACACCACCGCTACTACCACTTTGTAGTGAATTGATACATTTACGCAAATCAGGATACTGTGCGCTAACATATGTATCTAATACATCCAAATCAAAGTTGATATTTTCTTCAACAAGAATCGTAGCCGCACGTGCAGTAAACTCTGTTTTGTCAAGTTTCTCAATGTGGAAGCCTTGACAACGACTATGCAACGCCGGAATAATCTTATTAGGATAGTTGCAAGTCATAATAAAACGAGCAGTGCTGCTATATGTCTCCATCAAACCACGCAACACTGCTTGTGCGTTAGGCGACAGATAATCTGCCTCATCTAAAAGCACTACCTTAAACTCACCAAATGGCATTGTGGATACAAATCCTTCAATGCGGTCACGAATAAAATCAACACCGTTATCTCTGGAAGCATTGATTTGCATAACGTCATAATCTTCTACACCAAGGTCATTCATAAGAACTTTGGCAAGCGTGGTCTTACCTGTGCCTGGTCCACCACTGAACAGCAGATGTGGAATATTCTTCTCACTAACCCACTGACGAACCTGTTGTTGTTGCGCATCATCACGCCAAACATAATCATTTACCGTGCGTGGACGGTATCGTTCTGTCCAAAGATAATTTGTAATCATATGTTTAATATAGTTTAGATTTTATATTTTGTCAAATATAATCGCCAAAAGTCATATCTTCTTTTGGTGCTTCATCACTTGAAAGAAGTATATCTTTTGGGTCAACAAGACGAACAGTGGTAGTTTCACCGTTTTCGTCTGTCATATCAAGACCACGTGTCCAACGACCATGTGCAACAAGAATATATTCACCTGGTTTTACATCTTCTTGTAAACGACCAACAGCAACAACTTGTGCCCAACGTGGACGAATACCTTGACCTTTCTTGTCATCATCAATAATGATAATACCGCCAAGTGTCATACGCTCACCAAAATCCATGTCCTTTACAAGAACATTATTTTTAGTAGGTATAATTTTTCGATAGTCTTCACGAACATGGTGTAGACTGCTTTTTGCTTTATTGAGTTTTGTCATATTCTGCGTCTCTGGCTTCTTAAACGTTCTGCTAATTCTTGACTACGAGCAATTGCATCACTTATACCACCAGTTGTTGGTGCTGGTGTGTTCGGATCAACTGGTGTGGATTCCTGCTGTGAACTAATAAGATTTTCTAATGGAGTAGGAGTTTCAAAAATATCTGCTACCGCCGCTGCATTTGCTTCATCAACTGTATTATAAATTGGTGAATCTGTTAATTGACTACCTTTTTGTGCGTTGTAATAATTTTTCATTCGCTGGTCTCTTGTTTCAATAACTTGTCCACCTGGTCCAAGAATGTCACCACGTGCATTTTGTCTGCTATTACCTACAGCAATTGTTCTTTCTTGTTGTATTCTTAAAGCATTTATATCTAAAAATTTGCCATTTGCTGTGCGATTCATAAAAACTCTACTCCTTGCGTATTTAACGCATAAATTCTGTGAACTCTAAATTATTTCTTAAACTATGTATACGATGGACACCAATCAAATATAAAACAAAACTTGCTACACTACTACCACGACCAACACCCCATACTATATTATTCTTACGCATTGTGTCAACAAGATATTTTAAGTATTGCAATAGCGGCAGCAAATCTCTTTCAGCATATTCTAACAATTCTTGACCAGCACGTTGTAATTCATTTTGGTCTTGGCATTGGTCTAAAATCCATTTAGCAATATCCATATCCAAATATTCCTGTGGCATAAACCATATCTGTTGATTACGCTTGTGAAACTCATTTACACTAATATCCAATGGTTCTAACTTTTGTAGCGGGTTCCAATCAAGATATAACGATTTAATTGCAGCATTATACTTTTCTGGGTTAGTTATTGGAATATCGGATATTTCCCGTTCAGGATTAATATAAAGTAATTCTGCTAGTTCAACATCATTTATTACTGAACGGGAAAATTCGTCAAGATTTGTCACCTTTGATTACCTCTGGCTTCCAATTCTTTTTCAATGGAACAACATTGTTATCATTCTTTTTCTTGATTTCTACTTTATCAGGTTCTTGTTCCCATTGCAACCATTCAGCCCATTCAGCTTCATGATATTCCATTACATTTTGACCTTTTTTCTTTGTTAAAACATCAAAAGTTGTTGGAGTATTACGAAACCACCAAGCAGGTTTGTTCCAATTTTTCATGGTTAATTCTTCCATGAGTTCATCTTCCATTGCCATGTCTTGATCTATATGAATACAAATATTATCGCTTTTGTCACAACTTAAATCAACATTTGTTAAACTTACACGACCTTGACTAATACTTAAAATTTTATACCAAGTAGTAACACCAATGCAATAATTGTTTGGTGCAAAAGGTAATGTTATTAATTTTGTATCTAATTTCTTATGTAATGTAGGTAAAAGTGGATGACCAAGCCATATAAAAATACTATCTTGATATAAATCTTTTATAAGGTGACGAATACGACCAAAAGCAGTTGCTTGGTCTTCGGGTGTTAGCGATTCATCATCAAATGTAATATTAATATTAAAATTGCATGGCTCCATAATTTTAGAATAGCAATTAATTGCACTAAATTCGGCACTCCAACTGATTGTGCTCATCCTACGTCCAAACTATCTTTAAAAATTGGGTTCTTTTTTGTAGCTTCTGCTTCTGCACGATAACGTTTGTTAATTTCTTCCTGATAGGTATCAACGACATTACGTATCTGTTGAATCATGACATTGTTGCCCATACGACCAAGCCATGTCATCTTCTTGTGTAAACCGTTGACTGTTTCAAGTAATTCATCAAGTGTTTTACCACTTAAATCACCCATGAGTGGATGCATTATAGATCACCTGACTTACGATTTTCACTATGCCAAGCATCAAACTTACCGCCTGGATAACGTGATTCTAACTTCTTAACATTTTCATTAATTACATCATTTGGGTCAAGACCAAGTGCAGTGCAAGCATTTACCCAATACCACATAATATCGCCAAGTTCACGCTTCATATGAAATACATTTTCTTCATTTAGTGGTTTACCTTGAAAAAACATCTTCTTAATGATTTCATTAAACTCACCGCTTTCAGCACTTAATCCCATGGCAGCAGTTAATAATAATGCAGTATTAATTTTGGTTTTATCATCTTGATAATTGCTTAAATAATCAAATCTATCAAGAAACGCATAATTGTGTTTGCTTTCTTCACTGGTTACTACGGTAACAAATTCTTGGTAAAGTTTTAAATCAGTCATTGAAATACTCCTGATATAATATAGTTATTATTACATCAGGAGTCAATATTTAAAGTTGTGTGCGGAACCACTTACCAGCACTATTAACGAAAGTGTAACCAAGATGGCTATTACCACTTAAAGTAGTGGTATTTCCATTAATTGTATTACCAGCGGTTAAGAAAAGATTAGTTACAGAAACATTAGAACTAATACTTAAGAACTGACCGTCCATTGGATAACTTGGGAAAGTTACCTTAACATTTGCAAGAGCGCCTGCTGCGCCATTATCAAGAATCAATTTGCTGATTACACTTACGTTTGTAGTGTTTACAGCACTTGTTCCATTGCTTACGTTTGAATAAAGATAATCTGGATTTACACGTGGGCGACTTAATGGGAAAATAGTGATTGTTGCGCCAGCATCATCACTAACAAACTCATACCAATATATTCCAGTTCCACTTTGTGTATAACCAATGCTGTTATTAGTTTGGAGATAATCTTGAAGATATTTTGTTCCAATACTAACAGCACTTGGTAAAATTAAACGGTGACTTGTGCTTGTAACATTAAGTTTTAGGCGAATACGACCAACTGTACCTGCCGCAGGAAAGTTACTAAAAGCAAGTGTTACAGTTCCGTTTGTTTGGACTTTATGATAATGTCCACGGCTATGATCTAATGTGACATTGGTAGAGATAATACCATTATCATATTCTGTTTCACGAAAATCTTGGATTTGCGCACTACTTAAGAGTGTCCCACCCATGTTATTGTTCAACGTTGTTCCAGTTAGTGCACTTTTTACAATTGCTTTACTTTGCAAATCATTAAGTTCACTTTGAGCATAAGCAAAGTTATTTTTAATATTTGTAAAGTTATCACGAAAACCTTGGCTATCGTTATCAACACCAGCAACGGGATAAGCAGAATTAATATTATTAGGGTTAATGTTACTCATTTAATGTTTCCAACAACTATATTTATTTATGTAGCAGTTTCCAAGATATTTTGTAATGGGAACTTTAAGTAACTATCATTTGCAAATGGCAATTGATATTGATCTTGATTATTGATAAATTGTGTTTTAGTGTTATCAAATGTAGTTGGTGATTTTAACTGTAATGTTTGGAAATTACCTTCTTCATATTTTGGCACAGTTTGGCTACTGACACCAACATTTTTACTACTATATTGCCAAGTTTGACCAGCTTTTGCACCAAGTTGAACCAAAACAACATCATTTAGCGCAATTTCTTGAACAAATGTCAATGATACAGTTCTATTAGATATGCTTATTTGCCAAACACCACCACGCTTGTTTACTGTTGCAGTTCCATTTTGAACTTCTGCATAACCTGGTATTACCGCACCATCTTGATTCCAACCATCATTGTATAAAATTGGAAATTCTGTTGGATTGTAGTTTTGTTGGGTGCTAAAAACAACATATCTACCATTCCAATCACCGCTTTCATCACCATCCATACCGCCTATATCATTAATTTGGGTTATAGTTGCACCATCTACATGATCGAATGGTATATCTAGTGCATAACCTACTGTTGCAGTTGGAGTAATACTTAAAATATATCCAGTATCAAACGTAGTATATTGTTTTGTATAAAAGAAACCAGTCGCAATGTCATAGTTAATATCAAGATTGTTATCAAAAATATAACGGTCAGCAACAAATGGTATTAATTTAATATCATTTGGCACACCATTTTTTAACAAATACAGCACACGTTCACCAGTGCCTGGTTTTAAATAAGCTAAAACTGCCGCTGTTTGGAATCCTAAAATTCTTCCATCTGGTTGAATACTTGTTTCCCATTGTGGTAATGTATTTGTATTTGTTTCACCAATGCCAACAACTAAATCATTATTCATGAGTGTTAAATCATTTGGGTATAATCTTCTACCATCATTAATTAGGAAACTTGGTTGCGGAACACTTGGTGTAAGATAACCATTTACATTAGTATAAGTTTTTGTATCTTCAATAAGGTCAACATACACTACATCATAAAGTGCATTTCCGCCAGCATCGGTTGCAGTTGCATAATGATAATCACCAAAATAGAATTTTTTATTATAATGGCGAGTTTGCATGACACTTATA